CCCAGGTCGCGTCGTCGATTCCGAGCACGTCGGCCGCGAGGTCGAAGTCCGCGGCCGCGGCCGACACGAGCCGGAGGTCGAAGCTACTCTTCGGCGTCGAGTGTGTGAGAGCCAGGGCGCCCTCCGGTCTCGAGATCGTATTCGCCTCGCCGCCTCCGCCGGTCGGCGTGAGGATACAGGTCGGAGCGCCGGCCGCGTCGTATTCGACGATCCGGTTCGCCGCGCCGGTGCAGGCGATCAGCTCGTCGAGCCCGACCGTGTCGTCGTCGAGCGAGAGGCCGCCGCCGATCGTCCCGGTCACGTCGCCGGCGGCGACGGTCTCCGCCTGGACAAACGCCGTCGTCGCGGCGAGCGTCGAGTCGTCGTTAACGGACGGACTCGCGTCCGCGGTAAAACTCGCCGCCTCGAGGCCCATCGTAAAATCAAGCGTGTCGACGAGAGTTAGCGAGGAGAACTCGACCGTGTTCGTCGAGTGTGTAAGGCGGAGCCGCTCGACTCCGTCGAAAAAGAACTCGAAATAATCCGCCGGCGTCCCCTCGACCGTGAGGCTCGAGTTCGAGTGTGCGATCGTCGTCTGAAAGGTAGAGAGCGAATCGCACACGTCGCAGGCATCGTTTAGGTCGGCGTCATAGTCGACCTTGAACATCATTCCAGTAACGAGCGTTGAACATTGCTTGACCTCGCGCGAGCTATCAGACTGGAAGCACAGATACTCGTCCGTGATCCCGCCGCCGCCGAACGGTTGCGTGACGACCTTCGAGAAATCCGTGATCCCGTGGACGTCCGACTCGTCGGACGCGTGCGTAGAGAGGTCCCCATCGGACGCCCATTTCGCGTCATCGATCACGAGCAAGTCGAAGGCCGCGATATCAAAATCCGCGGCCGCGGCCGACACGAGCCGGAGGTCGACTCCGGCCTTCGGCGTCGAGTGCGTCAGAGCGAGGTCGCCCCCTGGGCTCGAGATCGTATTCGCCTCGCCGGCTCCGGCGAGCGGTTCGTCCAGGACCCAAGCGTCCGCCTCATCGCTCCAACGGCATACGTTTTCATCTGTACCGCCGCCCGTGTCGCCGGCGTTCCCGCACTCGGCGCTCGTGTCGCCGTCTATAACGACGATCCGGACGCCGAGGAGTTCCGCCGAACACGTTCCGGCCTGGACCTCGGCGACGGTACAGGCGACCGGCGCGCGGATCCCGGGCGACGAGGGCGAGGACGTCACCGGCTGAGCGAGCGCCGGCGCGGCGATCACGAGGGCGGCGAGGGCGGCGAGCTGCGCGCGTAGGCTCACGTTCGGACCTCCTAGACGCGACGGCGCGCGGCGACCCAGAGACCGATCACACCCTGGGGATAGGTCACCTCGACCCGTCGAAACGTGCTGTTATAGCGGGAGATCGAGAACCGCCCGAACGTGATCCGCTTCCCGGCGCCGACCGTTGCGAGCTGGGAGGTGTGGACGTTGAGGTCGCCGTAAGGGCACGCCCTTTGCTCGGTCACGTGGACCTCGAGGTCCGCGCCGCTCTGGTTGTAGGCGTTCAGGATCGCGTCGCCGCGCGTGTTATCGAACTCGTCGCCGCCGGCCTCCGCCGCGACCTCGTTCCCCTCGAGCGGGTCGGAGGCCTCGAGGAGGACTAGGATCGCCATTAAGCGACCTCCGGCGCGTAGTCGTCAACCCACCCGAGGACCTCGATAATTTGAACGCCGTTCGCCGTCTTGTACTTGATCCTCGAGGCGACCGTCTGATCGTCGTTCGGGACGAGCCCGGTGTCGTCGCCGTAGTGGACGTCGCCGCCGCCGCCGCCGCCGCAATGGAGGATCGCGTCGGAGTCGGCGTTCCCGTCTCCGGGCGCGATCCAAATCTCCTCGGAGCCGTTCGTCGTCTCGCATTCCGCGTGCAGGTAAAACGCCGACGCCGTCCGCGGCGCGTTGATCGTTAGCGCCGTGTAGGCGGCGTTATTCGGCGCCTCCGTGAAACTTGAATCACGATCGAACAGGACGATCAGGCCGCCGCGGCACGCGTTGAAGTTGGCGACGTCCTCGCCGGCATCATTCCAGAACGAGCCGACACACCTCCACGTCGTATTCGTCGGATGGTATCCGACCTTATCTGCCGAGCCGCGAGGCTCCGGCCCGGTCGCGGAAAGGTGCTGGACGAGCGTCCCGGACGAGTTCTCGAGATACAGATAGTAGGGTGTGTCGGTTGCCTCGCTCCCCGTGTCGAGGTCGGAGCCGCCGACGCCGGAGTCGCCCAGCTCCCACACGATATTCGCAGACTGGGAGAGGACGACATTATCGATCTCGACCGTAATCAGGCCGCCGAGTCCGGGCGTGAATCGAACTTGATTGACCGCGACCCACTCGAAATTCGCGCGGAGGAGCCCAGTCGCCGCCGTCCCGAGGATCGCGTTCATCGCGTCGATTAGATCACTATCTCCGCCCGGCCCTTTCGTCCCGGTGATTCCGCCGGCGACGAGGACGGCCTCGAGGTTCGCCTGGATATCGTTCAGCCAGTCGGCTTCGATCACGGTCGCCGGGACTCCGCCTCCCGGGTCGCCGTTGTGCCACCACTTTTCGGTCCCGGCGGCGGTGATCGTCGGACGAACCGCGTTCGCCGTGTCGTTATCGATTCGGATCACGGGAGCCTCCTACGTATAGGAAAAGATCAGGAAAACGTGGGCTTGTTGCATCCCCTGAATCGTGCACTCGAGGAGTTCGTTTCCCCACCACCTGAGCGGATCGCCGGCGACGGCCTCGCCCGCTTTCGCCTCGAATATCGTCGTTTCCGGCGCGTTGACCTGGAGGACGAACCACCACTCCCAGCCGTTGATCGGGAGGCCGCACGGATCGCCGCAGCGTAGCGGCGTGAACTCGTCGACGGTGATCGTATATCCGATCGCGAGCGCCGCGGCTTCGTAATCTTCGAGGCGTTGGAGTCCGAAGTCCGTCAATTTTCGGACGAGTACGTCGCGGCGCGCCTCGAGGGTTCCGGCGGCGCCGGAACATTCGTCGGGGAGGCCGGCGTCGTTCTCCCATTCGACGATCAGCTCCTCCGTCGTGTCCGCGTAGGCCTCGACGTCGAGGAGCGAGAGCCCGCGGCCGTGGACGCGCGCGAGTTCGTCGGCCCAGGCATAGAGGAGCTGGGAGAGGTTCGTCCCGATCTCCGTCGCCCAGGCCCGCCCAGGCGGGAGGAGTCGGAGGAGTTGATCGCGATAGTCCTCGGCTAGAGCCACGTGATCGACCCAAGCGTCCGGATTTGATTCGTCGTCGATGTGACGTCAGCGGACGGGACGCTGACCGTATTATCCGTTTCGCCGGCGGCCGCGGAGACCGCCTCGCGGATCTGAGAGAGATAGATCGTCCCGCCCGGCGTCCCCTCGCGGAGGTGGAGGTCCTCGAGTTCGGCCTGGACGGCGGCGCGGATCTCCGCGGTATCCGGCGTGATCGCGATCGAGTAGGCCTGAGCGAGCGCCGTCGGCGCGACGACGAATAGCTCGACCGTTGCGGGCTTCCCGACCGTCCGCCCGGTCTCCGGGTCGACGTGTTCGAGGAGGTAGGCCTCGACGGCGGCGACGTCGGCGGAGTCCGGGATCAGGCCGTCCGGATCGTCGTCACGAACGAATGTTACGGAGACCGTCCCGAAACCGAGCGCGCGTTCCGTCGCCCAGGCGCGCGTAACGCCCGGGACCTCGAGCGCCCAGGCCTCATAGTCGTTAGTGTGACCGCCTCGAGGCGGCGTCCGGATCCGGCGGAGCGTCCGCGCGCGGAGCGCCGCGTCGCTCTCGTCGTCGGCGCCGTCGGCCATTCCGCCGGCGGAGACGGTCCCGGTCGCATCGACGCCGGCGATCGGAGACGAGAACGTGAGGACGGTTCCCGCGTCGGCGTTGCCGTCCTCGCCCGCCTCGACCGCGGTCCCGGCGACGGTGATCGTTCCGCCGGAGATCACGCCCTCCTCCGTCGTCACATACTCGACGGCGTCGCCGCGGAGTAACTCCGTCCCGATCGGGATCACAATCGCGTCGCCACCGGTGATCGTAATCCCGCCGACCGCGAACTGGGCCGGCGTCCGATCCGTTCCCCAGAAGGCGGAGTGCCGCGTGAGGTGTTCGGAGTCGGCGCTATCGACGAATAGCTGGCGGGAGAGGTAGTCGAGGAACCCGTAGAGGCCGTGAACGGCGCCGGCGGATACCTGGGCGAGGACCCCCAGGACGGAGCGCCGGAGGAGCGCGTCCGCGCCCGGGAGGCGCGCCGATAGGTCGGCCTTCGCGCGTTGGATCAATTCCGTAAGCGTAGGCCGCGCGAACGCCATATCAGACCGCCTCCCAGACGTAGCTAAATCGGAAATCAATCCTCGTTCCGCGCGGCTCGTAAATTTCGACCTGGAGGGCGGCGAGGTCGTCGTCGAGGATCTCGCCGACGGCGTCGACACGAGTCGCGATCCCGTCCTCGACGAGCCACGCCAGCGCGTCGCGCGCGCGCTCCTCGAGCTGCGCGCGGGTCCGTTCGATATTCAGCTCCCGGTCGAGGAGCCAGAGAAGCGACCCGGTTTGATCGCCGGCGAGCTGCGCGAACGAGTCCCCCCAGAAACCACGGCGATCCGTCGACTCCGCCGGGAGCCGAACGTCTCGAGGCGCGCGAGCGTCAGAGAACAGCGAAACGACGACGGCCGTTAGGAGGCCGTCGTCGGCCTGGAGATCCGCGGCCTCGAGGGCGAGGTCGTAGGTTCCGTCCGTCGAATCGAACACGAGCGCGGCGTCCATCCCAGGCGGTCCCCTTTCTCTGGATCACTAGGTCCTAGCGGTCGGACCTCCTCGAGAACTCTCGACCTGGGCGATCCTCGAGCGCCTCTTTTCTGGGCACTCCAAGCGAAACCCGCGCAGCTCGCGATTCAGTCCGCTTTCGTGATAATCGTGGTGTCGACGTCGAGGACGGCGACATCCGAGACGAAAACTCCGGTGAGGTCGCCGGAGTGTCGATGAGCGTTGAACGTCGCGAGGAACGTCTCATTACATAGCTTTTGTAGCGCGGCGAGCGCGCCGAGATTGACGTTCGTTAAACCCTTCACATTGACGACGCCGGCGGTCGCCTCGAGATCGATATCTCCGACCGTCGCGACGACCGTTATCCCTCCCGCCGCCGCCTTGATATCGACGCCGGTCGCGCCGTCGATCGTCACGTCGCCCTCGGAGTCGACCGTGACGTCGCCCTCGGCGTCGACGTCGACGTCGAGCGGCGTCTCGACGACGACGCCCGTCCGCTTTAGGTGGACGCTCTGGCCGAGGTCGTCGTGAATCGCGACCTCGCCGTCCTCGAGCGTCACCTTGTAGCGGCGGTCCGCAGTCGCGATTATCACCGCGTGATCCCGGAGCCCGGCGATCGCCGCGGCGATCGCTTCCGAGCCCGCCTTCGGCCGGCTCGCGAATCCGTATTCCTGGAATAGCTCGACGCCCTCGAGGATCTCGTCCGCCAGGCCGGCGAGCTGCGCGGTCCGGAGGAGCGGATCCTCCCGGATCGCCTGGACGACGAACCGGCCGATGATAAGCTGAATCCGCGTCCAGAGCGGCGCGAGGAGCCGGTTTAATCCTCGGACGTTTCGGACGTTGTCCACAGTGAATCACTCCCGCTCTCTGGGATCGCCTGGACGCCGAACGCCTCGCGCGGCGCGAGGTCAAGCTCGGCACGCGTTCCGCCGGAGTCCTTTAGGTAAGTAACGCCGGCGATCAGGAGGCGGCGGTCGATCTCGAGGAACTCGTCGCGGACGTGAACGAATGTATTAGGCCGCCAGAGAGCGCCCTCGTCGTCGCGCCAGTCCCGGACCGTGATCGTCGCGGTCCGACCGTTCGCGCTCCGCCGGTTCGCCTCGAGGCGCGCGCGGATCCCGAGCGTCGAGGGATCCGCCTGGGCCTCCGCGATAATCGTCCGCGGCCGATAGCGCCCGACTCCCGGATCGGTCGCTCGCGCGAACGGCGACGTCACCGGCTCGGCGAAATCGAAATCGGATCCGGCGCGTTGTCCCTTGACGGTGTAAACGCTGAACCGATCGCGGGTCGAATACTCGACGGAGCCCGCGAGCACGTTCGAGCCCAGGACGAGCGGCGCGGCGACACGGCTCCCGGCGCCCGCTTCCGTCAGGATGAGCATTCCGAGCCCGTCCGTCGTCACGAGGACGCCGCGGTGACGTGCCATTCTTTCTATCGACGCGAACGCCGTCTCCGACTCCTGGACTCGCCAGCGCGTAAACGGTTCGCCGAGCGAGACCTCGGAGCGGACACCGACGTCGAACGGCGCCGCGAGCGCCTGGGCGATCCGGAGCATTCCGGCGCCGTGCCACTCGCCCGGGACGTGGACCGCCGAACAGTCGACGAGATCGGACGTCCGATCTCGGCCGGCGACGAGGATCGCGTGAGAGTTCGCGTCGTAGGACGGGACGCGCCGGTCGATATATCCGGTGATTACGATCTCGCCGTGAATCGCGACCGAGCACTCCGCGCCGAGCTGGATCTCGCGGGCGGCGACGTCCTCCGGGTTCGATTGTGAGACAGAGAACGAGAACGAGCCGGACGCGTTCGTGATCGAGAGCGAGACCGCGACTGTCGTCCAGGAGGTAAACCGTTTCCCGCTCGCGCGCAGCTCGACCGGGGCAGCGGTCGTTTCAGGCATCCGTCAAAACCTGGAGGGCGCTCCCGCCCGGCGTAAACCCAGGGTGAGGGATCCCGTTCCGGGCGATCAGCTCCTCGTCGCGTGTCGCGTCGCCGTAGAGGTGCTGCGCGATCGCGAGCGCGGGCATCGTCGCCGGCGGCGTGAACCTCGAGAGCCGCGCCAGCGTCGACGCGCGGGCCTGGATATCGTCGGCAACGGCGGCATATAACGCGCGCAGCTCGAGATAGGTGTCGTCCGTGTAGAACTCGCCGGCCGCAAGTAGCTCGACGTCGAGGGCCTCGAGGACGCGGCCGCGGACGTCCTGGGCCTCCTCGTAACTCGCGAACTCGACGTCCGGGACGGCGGCCGCGGCGCGGGCGATCGCGGCGCGGCGTTGGAGCGAGACGATCGCCTCCTGATTGACGCCGGCCTGAATCCGCGCCGGCGTCGATGTCGTTTGAGGCTCGAGGTCGACGAGGGTCTCGGCGAGTTCAAGCATCCGATCGATCCGATCGTTCGGATCGGTCGCGAGATCCGCGACGGATCCGGTTAGCCGATCGATCTCCGTTCCGAGACTCGCCGGCGTGTAGGAGAGCGCGACGATATCCTCGCGGAAATTCGCGAGGTCCCGGAATACCTCCGCGGCCGGCTCGAGGCCTCCGCGGGCGAGGCGCTCCGCCGTCTCGAGTCCGTCGGCGACGTCGCCGAGGACGACCTGGGAGAGGCCGGCGAGGTAGGAGGGCCGGGTCGAGGTCGAATAGGTCGCGCCGAACGTCGTCACGGACGACGCCGCGGCGCTCGAGGCCGTATCCGTCACCGCCCAGGCCGTGTCGGTCTCGGCGACCGGCGCGACGTTCACGCCCGCCTCCTCGAACGTCAGCGTAAACCGGGCGAACGCGCCCTCCTGGAGATTCTCGCGGAGTTGGCATCGGACGCATACGACGGAGAGAACACCCTCCCAGGGATCGATCAGCTCGCCGGCGCCGGCCTCCTCGCACGCCGCGAGGAGTTCGTCGCGGGCGGTCATGTAGTCATCGCCGACGACAAAGGCGGATTGCGAGATCGTTCGAGCCCGCCGGCCCAGGTCCTCGGAGTAGGGTTCGTCCCGTTGGGGGTACTCGTGGAGGACGGTACGGCGCCCAGTCCCGAGCCCGCGCTCCTCGACGACGTAACGGACGCCGCGAAAACTCGCGTCGCGGAGATTCTCACGCCAGCCCACGGTTAGCTCCCGACCGGGATTAGAGTCATTCCCGTTTCGACCTCGAGGTCGAACGAGGGCGCGCCGGAGGTCATAAGGCGCCGGACCTCCGGCGGCCGATCCTGGGAGATCGAGACCTCGAGGCGCCCGTCGAACGTCTCACGCGGCCCGACCGCCGCGGCCGCCAGTCCTGAGAGGACTGGCCGCACGGTCGGCGCGCCCGGCCTGGAGGCCGCCTCATCGCCCGCGCCGAACAGTCGTCCGACGCTACCTCCCAGGCGGCCGGCGTGTCGGCCGACCCATTGAACGAGGTCGACAACTTGACCTAGCTTCTCGAGGACCCCATCCCAGAGACCCGAGAAAAACGGTCCGACGCCTTTCCAACTCTTGATAACCCAGACACCGGCGGCCGCGAGGGCGACGACGCCGAGGACGACGGCCCCGATCGGCGAGGCGAGCGCGCCGATCACGGTCACGAGCGCGCCGATCAGAACGACGAGGGCCGTCACGATCGGCGCGAGAACCGCGGCTCCCATGACGGCGCCGAGGATTTTCGCGACGCGGATCCAGCCTCCCATATCCTCGACGGTTTGCTGGACCTTCGGCGCCAGCTCGCGAACCGCCTGGAGGAGTTCGAGGAATCCCTCCGCGGCGCGGACCCCCCAGTCGTGGACCTTCGCGCGGAGGAGTTCGCGATTAGCGATCGCCCATTTCGTCCAGAGCTGGAAGAGATCCGCAAGCGTCGTAATCAGCGGACCGCCGAACACGAACGCGAGCCCCTGGGCAACGCTCTTGACCTCGAGCCAAGAGTCAACGAACCGCTCGGACTCGCGCGCGAGCTGTTCCCCCATGACAAACCCGAGGGCCTCCGCGTGTTCCATCATTTCCTGAATCCCGGCGGAGCCCAGGTCGAGCATTTTAACCATCCGAGTTCCGGACCGGGAGAAAAGCGTCTGAGCGAGGAACGCCTTCAGGGTCGGAGACGTCACGCGAGAGAACGCGTCGCCCAGTTCGCCGAGGAGCTGGGCGTGATCTTTGACGTTTCCCTGGGAGTCGACTATCTCGACATTGAGGGTCTCGAACGCGAATTTCGCCTCGACCGATCCGCGGAGCGCGTCGCCGACCGTCTTCGAAAGGCGCGACATACTCTTTGCGAATTTCTCGTTCGAGACACCCGCCAGCTCGGCGACGTGCATTAGCTTCTGATACTGCTCGATCCCGAGGCCGAGGTTATCCGCCGTTTTTGCGATCTCGTCGCCTTGAGCCGCGATCGCGGAGATCCCGCGCGCAATCCCCGCGAGGCCCACGACGCCGACGAGCCCTCCGATCATAGCGAGGCGCGAGGCGACGGCTCCGACGCTCGTCGCGAGGCCTCGCATCGCAAGGCCGGCGGCGACGACGGAGCGGCGAAGGTTCTTGAATCCGGCCGCGCGGTCGAGCGTCCGGAGCCGGTTCGTTACGGTCCGGATAGGACGGGTGAGCCGATCGATCCGACGATTAATCCGCTCAATCGGCGCCGAGATTCTATCGACGCCCGCGAGAACTAGCTTTAACGGCTTCGGCCTGGGCATCGATTACCCTCTCCGCTTCCTGGACCCAACGGCGAAACTCCTCGAACTCGAGCGCGTCGATCTCCGACGGCGAGAACCCGAACGGTTCCGACCGTCCGAGGACGACGCATCCCGCCCAGATATCCGGCGGGACGAGGACCTCGAGGGCTATTCCTCCTCGTCGTCCCCCAGAGTCACGCCGAAAAAACCCGCGACGATCTCCTGAGCCTTCGCGAACTCGAGCGCCTCGATCTCATCGACGACGGAGGTCGGAACCCGGGCGGCCTTCGCGACGAGCGCGATTCCCTGCGAGACCTTTCCCTCGATCTTATCGAGGATCCGCATATCTCGGACCTTGAGGCCGTAGAACGTGAGCCGCTCGACGTCGGCCGCGTTCTTTCGCTCGACCGGCGTCGCGAGTTCGATATACGGCCGCCCCTCGGCGTCGACCTCCCACGCGGTCGCCTCCGGCTCGACTCCCTCGTCGCGTTCGTCCTCTTTCACGCGTTGATCTCCTCGGCCGATTCGCCGACGAAACGGACCGGGATCAAACCCTCCTCGGTTCCGGACTCGCCGGCGCCGGCTTGATTCGCGTTCCGGAGGATGATCGTCTTTCCGTTCCGGAGCTGAGCCGCACACGTCGCGCCTTCAGTCTGGAGGAGGGCGGCCTGATCGACGTCCGGACCGTCCCGGATCTCCAACTCCATAAAAGAGATTCCGGGCGCTTCTTTGAACCCGTGGTGACGATCGGCTCCCGTCAGTTCCTCCGAGATCGGGAGACCGAGCGAATAGGTGATATTTCCGACGACGTCAAACACGACGCCGTCGACGTCGAAGGCCCGGAGGCCGGCTCGAATACCGCTCACTTGTGACCCTCCTCGAGGGTTAGGGGTTAAGAGTTGAGGCGGAACTGGAGTTTCACGCCCAGTTTCCGTAGCTGATTCGCGAGGTCGGGCGGGAGGAGGATATTCAGTTGATCCGGATCCGTTTCGTCCCGCTCGACGACGAGGTCCGCCTTGAACTGAGAGACGTTCTCGACGTAGCCCGCGACCTCCCAGTCCCGGAAGATTGCGACCGCCTCCGCCGTCGCCCTCGAGGGCGTGATCGTCGCCTGACCGGGCGCGACGTTCGTCTCGTCGCCGACGAGTTTCGCGCGCGGGAATTTCGTCGCGAACCGCGTCCGGAACGTCGACCGGAGAAGCGAGAGCGTCAACAACGTATTGACGTTCAGGTAAGCGATATCCGGGAGCGCGAGCGCGTTCGTTTGCGAGTTCGTAATCATGCGCTGGATCCGGAGCGTATCGCCCTCGTCCGTGTAGAGGGTCGCTATTCCGTTGTGGAGAAGGGTGTCCTGTTCGCTCAGCGTAAACCGATCCTCCCGCCTCGAGGCGAGGATCCCGACGAGCGCGAGGGTTTGGAACGGACGCGCCGGATCGATATTCCCCTTTTGTGCGACCTGGGCGGCGGCCGCGGCCGCGACGTCGTTCGCGGAGTTCGGGATCCCGGGCTCGACGCCGACGACCGTCACGTGAGGCGAGTTCCGGAGCCCGCCGGCCGTTACGAGATTGGTCACCGTCTCAGCGACGCCGCCGAACGCGTGCCCGTCGTTCTGGCGGATCGGTCCCCAGCGGTCGGCGAGTTCGGTCTCGAGAGCCGTATAGTCCGCGGCCTCGAGCTGCGGGAACACGAGGATGTGATATCGATCCTCGCCGATCGCCGTGATCACGTCCGATAGCGTGATCGACCCGACGCCCGGAACGGAGTTGGCGACCGCGATCGCGAGATCCGACGGGAGCGCCTCGCCTACGTTGTGATTAAGGACGACCGGGCTCGCGTCCGCGTCGCGTCCGGCGGCCTTCGCCTCGAGCGTGACGACGCCGACGGCGCTCGTCGCCGAGAACGGGGAATCCTGTTCGGCCTCGACCGCCGCGGCGATCGCGGACGCGACCTCCGTCACCGATGCGCTATCGGCAACGGCCGCCGTAATCCGGAGCCCGCCCAGGTAGAGGTAGACCGTCCCCGCCGTGATCGCCGCGCCGGTACAGGTCAGCGTGTACTCCGAGGGCGTTCCGGCGCTCGTGTCAATCGAGATTTGCCAGGTCTCCGTGAACCGGTTGTTCGCACGCCACGCGCGCGCCATGTTCGCGAGCGGCGACCCGGGGCCGTGATCGTTCCGCGCCTGATCGTCCGAGATCGAGAGCGTCGGAGTGAGCGCGGCGACGACCGCGCCGGTGTCGTTCCTCGGCGCGATCAGGAGAGCGCGATAGGGTTCGACCTGGAGACCCTGGACGGCCTGGGAGGAGTCGAACTCGACAAATACTCCGGGGGTCCGGAGCGTTACGGGAATCTGATCGAAAGAGATCGTCACGGGTTACTCCTCCTGGGTATCGGGCGCGCGAGTCCGCGCGCGCGTTGCTTTCTTGGGTTCGGGCGGAGAGATCAATTCGCAGTCGCCGTCGATGATTCTCCGGCGCCAGTAGGTGTCGATCTCGACGCGCTCGCCGGCATCCTTCAGGACGCGACGACTCCGCGGAAACACGACGCGTTTCCCGGCCTTCGGTTTGATCGTTTGCAGCATGACGGCTCCTAAGTAGAGAGATCGATCTCGTCGGTCGCCTCGAGGACGCCGTCCGCGATCGCGATATCCCATTGTGCGAGGAGGAGGTCGAGGTCGGCGAGCGTCGCCGGGTCGACGAAATCGCTCGTATAAATGATGTCGAATCCGAGCCGGAGGGCCGCGAGCGTATACTTCCCCTCCCTCGAGGGTTCAGGCCGGAGCACGGTTACGAGTTCGCACTCGAGCACGGATCCGCCCAGGGTCTCGTCGACGGCGACGACGGCCTCGACCTGGGCGGCGATCACCTCGAGGACGTCGTCAAACTCCGGCTTGAACCGGGAGATTACGTCGACCCAGAGGCGGGCCGTGTGTCGATAGCTGCCGGGGCGCGCGTTGTACTCCTCGAGGGTCTCGTCGCCCGCGTAGACGAGGAGCGCCGGGAGGAGGACGACCTCGAGCGGGAATACGCGGGAGCGGTAGACCCGGTCGCCGGCGAGCGTCGTCGCGGTGAGCTGGCGCGCGAAATGCTCGCGGGCGACGAGGACGTCGAGCCCCACCTAGACGACCTCCAGCTCGAGGAGCGCGCCGCCTTGGCCGTCCGGCTGGACGCTCCGGACATCGTAGTCGACGCCGTCGAGGACGAGCCGCCCCCCTTGAGTCGGCCCGACCCCAACGGCGGCGACGAAATCGGCGAGTTTCACGCCCACGACCTCGGCGGTCGTGTCGACCGGGACGCCCGAGTCGAGGTCGACGGCGACGTGATCGCCTGAAAAGACGCCGACGATTGCGACGGCCGTCGCAGGGTCCGCGCCCGGAGGAGCGTATAGGAGGCCGCCGTGATCGAAACGTTCCGTCGTAACGCTCAGCACGCGATCGGCGAGATCACTCCACGCCATAACGGATGGAACGGCCGGAGGGGGAGCCAGCTCCCCCTCCGTCCGAGCCTAAATCTCGCCAGCGACCGGCGTGTCGTGGCCGAGGAGCACGCGGACGGTCGAGGTCCCGGAGGCCTCATCGCGCGTTGCGACGCCGCAGCGGTAATTCGCGGCCGCGGTGGCGTTGACCTCCTCCGTCGTCGCGTCGCAATAGGCGGGATCACCCTGGGAGAAGGTGGTCGTCGCCTCCTTCGTGAGGTCGAACTCGCCCTCCATCGCCAACTCGAGGTCCGCGGCGGCGGCGGCGTCGTGAGTCGCGACGCCGATCAGGGAGCCGATTCGCACGAGATCGCCGGACGACCGGCCGCCCGAGGGACAGACGACCGTCAGGACCTTTCCATTACCAACGAAATTCTTCGCCATTGAAATTCTCCTCTCGAGAATGTTTCAGGCCGCACGCGGAGCGCGGCGCGTTCACTGATAGATCCGACGCCCTCGATCGAGGGCGCGGGTTATTTCCTCCGGGAGCCCTTTCCTTTCGATTCCTTTTCCGGCGGCGACGCCGGCGGCGGCGTCGGCGGAGCCGAGGGCTCGGAGGCGGGCGGCGGCGGAGCCGAGCCCGTAGCGTCCTGGATCTCGATCTCTCCGGGAACCTTCCGGCGGAGGGTCTCGAGGACGTCGTCGATCACGTCGACCCAGTCCTCGGTTATTCGGAGCCGGCGGCCGGCGTACCGAACGAGGAGATCCCCTTTGCGGCTTCGAATGTTTGTCATCGATCGACCTCCTCGAGGTTCGAGTTTTCGCGGCGCCCGGCATTGACGCGCCGGGCGCCGTGAGGTTCAGACGCTAGGCGCCGGCGCCAGTCACGCCGCCGCGGTAGTCGATCGCGCCGACCGCGAAGTCGAGCGAAATCTTGAACTCGACTCCGTCGATCTCGAAGCCGGCCCGGACGTCCGTCCGCGGACCCTCATCTCCGGCGAGATAGCCATAGATGTAGTTCGCGAGCTGGCTCGGATCCGCGAGCATGTAGAACCGCGTCCCGGTCAGGTTCGCGTCTCCGATCGCGGTCATCTCGCCCGCGAACGGGTTTACCTCCGAGGCCTGGGTCGGCATGATCGCCGCGAGGAACGTCTTCGCGGCGACGACGCTCGTCGGAGAGACGAGAACGAAACGCGGAACGATGTTGAGTTTCAGCCCGTCGAGGCTCGTCTGGGCCATCATAAGCCCGAGACCCTCGCCGAGGAGAGCGTTACTCAACGCGCCGGCCGCCGTAATGTTCCCGTGTGCGGCGTTGTAGACGACGACCGTGTCCGAGAGCGCCGGCCCGAGACCGGCGCCCGCCGAGATACAGACGAGGAAAAACGTCGCGTTCTCGAAATCGGCGATCCGGCGGGCCGCCTTGGTGGCGAGGTTCGCAAACGCCGAAAGGTCGTCGTTCACGATCGTTTGACGCGAAAGCCCGATAATCCGCCCGTAGGTCGCGAGCGTGACGGTCTCCGCGTTCTCGCCCATCGTTCCGTACTTGTACTCGCCGTGCTCATTCACCTGGAGAGGCACCGGGAAGTCTCCGCTCCGGTTGAACGTGTGCGGCCGGAAATCGTTGAACGTCTTTCGCTCAGCGATCATCCGATAGGTCGGCGCCGCCAGGGCGTACTCCGGGAGGAGAACCTTGTTCAACGCGTTGGCGAGGAGGAGCGGGAAATCGCTCGTGGTGTGGAGTGCGAGCTGGAGGATCCGAGTCCCGTCCCGCCGCACGTCGAGCCCCTGGTGCTTCCCGGTCCAGGAGAGCGCCTCGAGCGCGCACTCGAGGAGCGTCGTGTGGGCATACTGCCGCGCCGATTCCGGCGGATCGATCCGCCTCGCACGCGCGGCGATCGCGCTCTCCATCTGTTCTCGGCGCCAGTGACTCGAGTCCCTGTCGTCGCCGAATCCGATCTCATTCGTCGTTTTCGGTGCGCGACGCGCCCGCTCGTCGGCCGCCTCCGCGAGAGCCTGATCGATCGTCGTTCCGAGATTGATGTGACGCTGCGCCCAGACGGAGTCGAGCCCGTAATGCGCCGCAATTCGCTTCAGCTCGGCGGCGTGTTCTTTGTCGCGCTTGATCGTCGCCGCGACCGTCTCCTCCGCGGTCTCAAGTTCCTTCGAGTGGAGCGTTTCGTCGAAGTCGTTCTCTTCGATCTCGACGATCTCTCCGCTCTTGCCGTTGTCGGTGTCCGCCAGTAGGCGTACCTTGATTATCATTTCGTTTCCCCTTTGACGCGCATCGGCAAGAGCCTCCGCGCAGAAAGTGACCGAGCACGGAGACGCCTCGCGCTCCCCCGATGCCTGGACCTGGGCGCCGGCGTCCGCCGGGACGGCGACGAGTGAAATCTCGTAGGGTTCCCAGGAGGTCGCGCGGAACCGTTTCCGCGGAGCGCCCTCCTCGGTCACCTCCTCGAGTTCGTGGAGATAGACCCCCATGCTTACGTTCTGAATCACCTTGTCCTCGACGTCCTGCCAAACCGGCTCGACCTCGTCGCGCTTGGAAAATCGCACGCGCGCGCGAGCCATCCCGTCCGCGAGCCATGCTTTCTCGACGACGCCGAGGATCGCATTCACGCCGCGGTAGGTTCCGTGACTGTCGATCAGAGCGGCGCCGGCGTTGAGGCGCTCGAGGTTCGCGGCCTTTTTCGAGACCACGAACTCCAGCTCGAAAGGGTCGTCGAACATCGGGATCCGGAGGACCGGAACGCCGCTATAGAAAACGAGTTCGACCGTCCGCGTCTCCGAGTCGATCGTCGAGGCGTCGAGCGTGACCGATCGGAGGATCGGCGAGAGACTTACCTCCTCCGTCTTTCGATTAGGCCGCTTGGGAATCTTCGCCATTTCCGTTCTCCTCCTCCGACGTCGTCGAGGTCTCCGACCCGCTCGCCGTCGCCGGGTTACAAGTGAGCACGACCCCGCGTTTCGCGAGGTCCTTTTGCCATTTCTCGATCTCGTCGAGCTGTTCCGAGGCGGTCCAGCCGCGCCGGCGGACGATCTCGTCCCACGTGTCGAAGCCGGCGCCACAGGATGCGATCTCGGCTTGCGTTTCCTTTAGCGGATCGATCAGCTCGAAACGCGGAGGCGTCCAGTCGATCGACGCGCGCGCGCCGGCGTTCGGCGTCCTCCCGCGGGCCTCCTCGAGGAATCGGAGCCAGATCCGGTTACACACCTGGGGGATGTGGAGGAGCCATTGATCCTGTTCGACGCGGCGACGGAACTCGACGAGCCCAGCCCGATAGCTTGAATAATTGACCTGAGAGAGATCGCCGGTCATTAGCTCGTATGGCACGCCGTAACCGGCGGCGATCGCGCGCAATCCGAAGCGTTGGAAATCGGCATAACCGCCGGAGGCCTTCGGCTCGGCGACCTTGACGTCCTCGCCGGCGCGCATGTATTCGATCATTCCAGGATAGAGCGTCTCGATCCGTCCCTCGGTATCGGTCGAGACTGGACCGAGGCGCGCCGCACTCGTCCCCTCTGGAGAGGTGACAAACGCCGCTAGACACGCCTCGATTTTCTTTCGCATCACCTCGGCGTCGTCGTAGTCGTCCAGGCCGCGGGCGCGCAGCATCACCGGCGCGAAATCCGTCACGCCGCGCGACTGACCAGCGCGCAGTTTGCGAAATAGGTGGATCACGTCCTCGGCGGCGACGCGGTCACTCTGCGCGCCCCTCGCTCCGAACCCAGAAACGGAGAACGCGTCGCCCGGGTGATTCCGAAAGAGATAATAGGCGACGACGCGGCCGAACGCGTCGCGCTCGAGGCCGTAGCTAATCCGATTCCCGTTTTTCTCGACGCCGTTCTTCGTCGTATCGATAAAATCCGGCTCGAGAACGCGGAGTTTCAGCGGGACGCCGTCCCTATCCGATATCGGCGACGGGATAAATCGGATCAAGGCTTCGCCCGACTCCGAACGCGTCCGCTCCGTGAGCGCCTGAATCCCGTAGAGGTCGTGATCCCCGTCGGCGTCGCACTCGTCGACGAATTGATCCCAGGATTTCCGAAGCGCACGACCGCTGACCTCGGCCGTAATCCCCGTTCCGATTGTGTTCGCGACCTTGATCCCGAGGGCGCTCGAGGCGTAGGGATTGTTTCGCACGAGATCGCGAGAGCGGTCTCGGAGCACTTCGAGCGTTTTATGGACCTCCGCGTCGGCCGATCCGCTCGCCGTGATCCATCCCTCGGTAGTCCGGTCCTTCCGTCCCCCCTCGTAGCTGAGCGACTCAGTCAATAGGCGCGCTTGAACGCGACGGAAGCCGGCGGCAGGAGAGGCCCAGGAGATCGCGCGATCGAGCCAGTTCCGGCGCATCTTACCTCCTCGACGTTGCGACGCGACTCGTTCGCGCGTCGGCCTGGGATGGATTCAAGTAGTCGTCCATTTCCGCGAGAACGCTGCGCATCGACTCGAGGGACGCATACTTGACGCGCTTGTCGCCGTAGCCCGTCTCGAGGACGCCGCTCTTAATATTGGCGGCGAGCGTGTCGCGCTCCTCCTGGGTACAGGTAAATAACGACGCCATTTCTACCTCCGGACCCAGTCCCGTTGTGATCCGACCCAATCGGCGCGGCGCTTGCGCGACCGCGGCGACGAGGTCGGCGCCGCCGGTAGCGGTGGCGCCCCGCCTTGCCCGACCGGCGCCGAAAAGATCGGCCGCGAATCGAGCGCTTGAACCTCGGCCTCGAGGTCGAACCCGTTAGCGCGGAGCCCGCAAAGAGCCGCGACCGCATAGACCGCACAGTCGAGCGGCTCGTTTCGGATTCCCGCGCGTCGCAGCTCCCAGTATCTTTCGACGAACCCGCGCCGGTTCGTTCGCGTCGTAACCCGTTCCGAGGTCAACCCCTCGAAAAAATCGTCTCCGAGCTGTTCGTGAAAGTGGACGAACCCAGGCCCGGGCTCCGCGAGCGCAAGCCGCCCGTATATCTGATCCTTCGCGGGATCGACCCGGATCGGCCAGAGCGGAACCTTCGTCGTTATCTTACTTGGACGCCTCGGCCAAATCTCGCCGGAGCCGTGAGATCCCTTGACCGCGAACACGAACGCGCGTCCGCCGTCCGGCGTCACTCGCCGGAAACGCGGGCCGCAGAAATCATAGGCCGCCTGGGTATGATGCCCGCCCGTGTCAACGCACGCGCCGCGGACGTAATCGACTCCGCCCGCTTCCCTCGGCCAGGGCGTCAAGAGCCACCGATCCAGCTCATCCCAAGTTGCTAGGACCGAGGGATCGCCAAATAGGATCGAATGCGCGATCAGCCACGATTCCTCGGCGTGTCCCCATCCGTAGACCGAGCCCTCGATCCGATTGTCCTGGACGTCGATCCCCGCCGTTAGGAGCGCCACGGGAGCGGGGACCGCGAGGCTCCCCTCGACGATCGGATAGGGTTCGCGGCGCGCTTTTAGTCCGGTGTCGTCGACCGTCGTATATTGCTCATCCCACCACTCGGAGAGAACGGTCGTTTTGAAAACTTTGATCTCCTCCGGGTTCCCCTGGGCGTTGACCCAACGCCGGACGAGTTTCTCGAGCGAAACGTGAGCGATCCCGAGGGCGGAGATTCGGAAGCCCGCGAGTCCGGAGAAATCGGCCGTCGCCACATAATCCCCGCGTTCGCACGCCCGCCAGCGTTCGACCTCGTCCAACTCCGAACCACAGTGGAGGCAGGCATAAGTCGCCGTTTCGGGGAGGTGATTCCCGCCAGAGTCCTTCCGCCATTGAACGTTTTCATACCAGTCCGGAACGTGGGTCGCGTCGCAATGTGGGCAACGGATCGTCCACTCGCGCTGATCGCTCCGCTCCCATAGACGCCACGACCTCGAGGCGTTACGGATCCCGGGCGACGTCGCATAGACCTTGACCGAGTTCCAATACGATTCGAGGCGGTTCAACGCCAGCGCGAGCGGGTCGCCTTCGGTCCCCGCGGAGGCGCTCCATCGGTCCAGCTCGTCGAAGAGTCCGACGCGTTTCGGCGACATTGAGAGCCCGCCCGCGCTGTTCGATCCGACGAGCGTCAGATCGCCGCCGGCGAACTCTTTCTCGAGGATCGTATTCCCCGAGTCACGGCTCCGCGCCTCGCGGACCTTCCCGCGGAGCGCCGGCGTCTCGCGGAACATTCCGGCGAACCGTTGTTTCGAGAGTTTTTTCGCCATGTCGAGGGAATACGTAACGACGATTTGCGACGCCGGATCGCTGTCGATGTAGTAACCGCTCGCGTTCAAGAGAATTTCGGTTTTCCCGCCGCGTTGCGACGGCCCGATGTAGACGACGCCGTCCGCGTTCGCGGGATCCGTGATCGCCTCGAGGACCGGCCTTTGAAACACGTCGGAGCGCCACGGGCCAGGCCGCGAGCTAGTCCCGTGCGGAACCATCCGACGCGCCTCGGCCCATTCGTGGATCGTTTGCCGCGGTGGCGGCCGCATTCCGCGGAGCGCCTTTTCGAGACTGTTACGGACTCGCGGCTCGAGGTCCTCGACCGCGTCCGGGACGGGCGCGCGCGCGCGCTTTGTCCGCCGTTTCGCTGAGTTCGTGGAGCGCTTGATCGACCGCGCCGTCGACGATTTTCTGGCAGCCAGGGACGCTCCCCTCTACGGCCAGCGCGGGCGCGGTCCGCGTGCCGATCGCTTGTAGTCGCGAGCTGACCGCGGTCGCGAGGGCGATCGTCGCGCGATCCATTGCGTCCGGGAGCACGAGATCGCCGCGCGCGAGGGCGTTCTTTAGTTCTTGTCCGTCGGCCTGTTCTTTCGCGAGCCGAGCCCGCTCCGCCGTGAGGTCCAGGCCGCCGATTCCAACTAGCAGCGGGAGCGCCTCGCGCGGCGCGTACCAGACGGTACGGCCGTCTTTCGCGATCGGTTTTAGGCCGTTGAGGCGTTTCCGGACGGTCCTCGGGGTTCGGCCGGTCAGCTCGTGGAGTTGACTGATCGAGAGTCGAGAGAGATCCGTTTTATGTGTCGGCACTATCGCTGCCCTATGGGGGTTCCCACACTGGCGCGAGCGAATGCCTTCGCGTTACCCGTTCCTTTCAACGCCAGGAAGGACCCGTAATAGTGGGGGGTGTTAGAGGTCCGGGGTCCTAGAGAACTCTCGTCCTAAACGATCCTCGAGGGCCGAATCCCATCGCGACGAGGGCGATTAGGCCGGCTCCGAGCTGCAACGCTCGAGGAGGCTCTGGGAGGGGGTTGTAGTAATAGACCCGGTCCGACTCGTTAGAGAGCGGACCGAGGTTCCCCTCCGCGTCCGCGGCCCGAACACGGAGCACGACGAAACCGCCCTCGCGGACCTCGACCTGGGCGGCGTTGCATGGTTGCCGAACGCACAGGACAAACGGCGAGCCATTGATCGAGGCCTCGAGTTCGTACCCGACGACGTCCGGCCCAGGCGCCGGCGTCCAGGCCCAAGTAGCGACGGTCCCGTGATAGTGGCGGACCGATCCCTCCGCGATCGTCGCGACGGAGATGGCCGTCACGATCGCGAAGGCGACCCAGCCCAGGCGCTCGAGCCAATCATGCGAGGGGCGAGTGAAGAGAGCGCGCGGCCGATCGTAAGGCGCGCAACGGCGCGCCGCGCGGATCTCAATTCTCCGTTTCGCCGCCTCGAGGACGTCCGGGGGAATGATTGGCTGATAGCTCATGCTTCTATCGGCACGTGGAGAGACTCGACGGCGGTCCTTCTCCGACTGTCGCCGCGGATATCATAGAGCGCGGTCGTTTCTAGCTTCGCGTGTCCGAGCTGTTCGCTCACGGTCGAGAGATCGAACCCGGCGGAGAGTAGGTCGGACGCGTGAGAGCGTCTGAAATCGTGCGGCGAACAGTCCGTAACGCCGGCCGCCTTGCAACGCCTCGCCCAGACATGGCGGATCGCCTGGGGGCTCATGCGACGGCGGACGAGCTTTCCCTTCGACGTCGAGGCCGGGAATAGCGCGCCCGCGTTTCGCCCTCGGCTCTCGATCCAACGCTCGAGGGCGACGCGCGTTCCTCCGACGATCGCGACGGCCCGCTCGCGCCGGCCTTTCCCGTGGACCTTGAGGACGCCGCGCTCGAGGTCCAGGTCCGCGAGATTCGAGGCCGCCAGCTCAGCGCGTCGAAGGCCTCCGCCGTAGCCCAGGGCGAGGAGGGCGACGTCGCGCGTCCCGATCGCTCTCGAGTCCTGGGCGGTCGTGGCGAATAGCGCGCGCAGCTCGCCCGCTGTTATGTGACGCCCTCGCGGGAGGTGGGCTCCGCGAACCGCCGGGAGATCGATCGTCCTCTGATACTCCTCCGAGGTGAGCCACTCGAGGCGCCACGCCTCGCGGAGGACGCCGCGGAGCGCCGCCACGCGAAGGCGCGCGCCGTGAGGCGTATAGGTCGCGACGGCGGCCTCCACGATCGCCAGCGCGTCGACGTAGCGGATCCTGTGCCACGGATAACGGTTCGCGGAAATCTCGTCTCCTGACGCGACCTTCGAGAGCCATCGGAGCGAGGCGCGGATCGTCGCGCGGGACTCGTGCGTTCCGAGCCGTTTCACATAAGAGAGAGCCGGATTCCGATCCGGCGGATAATCGAAAGCCTCGAGATCGAGGAGGGCCTCGAGACCGGCGTCTAATCTCTTGAGTTTAGACGCCGAGGTCACGAGCCCGGAGGCGGCGGATCGCGCCGCTCGCCTTGCCCGTCGCGTAGCACTCGAGGCGCGGGGCGCGGGGCGCGCTCGATCGGCGCGCGCTCCGGACGTCGTTCGCGAGTTCGGACCTGGGCGCCGTCCTCTGGAGTGGAGAGTCGAACCCCGGAGGGATCGACGTGGACCGGCGGGACCGTGGGGATCTCGTAATAGGCCGCGCGGCGACGGCGTCGAATCGGCGTCATTTCAAGGGACCTCCGCCCGGAGATTCACAAGCGACACGCCCAGGGCGGCGGCGATCTCGAACTCGACGGCCTCGAGAATGATCTCGCGCTCGACCTTGACGGCGTGACCGTCGCCGCCCGGAGCCTCGAGGGCGCGCGCCCAGGCGGCCGAAATCGTCCTTTCGCAACGCTCGGCGCGCTCCCGGAGCGAGCACGCGACGAACCGCATCCGTTCGCGGTCGTGGAGTCGGCTCTCGTGATCGCTCACGGCTCGACCTCGGACGGGAGATCAAAAAGCCAGGTTTCGCGAAGGTCCCAGAGATCGGCGACGCGCTGGGCGCACTCTTGACAGAGCCCGCGATACGGCGCGCCAGCGAACGCGAATCGAACCTCGTGATCCCCGGGGACGTCGTCGGCGTGATTCTCCCAGGGATCACAACACGCCGCGAGCCTGACCTCGTGAACGGTCGCCTTCAATGCAACGTTTCCGCTCACGTCTCGGGATACTCCTCGGCGTCTTTCTCGACCTGGGCGGAATCCAGGTTCAAGACGTGGTGCCCGGTCAATAGGAGGATCAGGATCGCGTCGAGCTGAACTCTGGGCGACGCAGAGCGGCTATGCGGCCCCTCGAGAACGTCGCGGATCGCGCGGACGACGTCCGCCGGCTCCGACGGATCCAGACATCCGAGCGAGTTTTGAGCGATCGACTCCGAAGGATCGAGCCACTCCCAGGGCATTCCGGGCGACCTCGGAGGCGCTCGACGTCTCTCGCCGCTCATCGGTGCGGCCCGCAGTCCGCGAGGTCGCCGCAACGCGCACACCCGGACGACCCCCGGTGTCCCTCCCGGTAGCGGTGAGGAAGCGCCACGGCGCAATCGTAGAGGTCGTCGAGGAGCCCCCAGACCGCGTCGCGAACCTTCTCGTCGGGATGCTGGATCCCGCCGAAAAGAACCGCGCGGACCGGAACGAGTTCGGCCTCAATTCGCCCGAGGAACTGTTTCTCCGTCTCGATCGCGCACTGATTTTCATTCACCTCTTTCTCGGCCTCGAGCTTCCCGGGCTAGACCCAGGCTCACAGCGTCCGCGGTCAATAGGAGGATCCGGATCGCGTCGAGTTTCACCTCGGATGACGCGCCGCGGTAATACGGCCGGCGGAGGATATCCAGGATCGCGCGGAGGACGTCGTCGACGTCAGACGGATCGAGGCATCCGAGCGACTTCGACGCAAGCTCCTCCCCCGATTCGAGGGCTTTCTCCCGGAGGATCTCCTCCTGGATCACCTCCCAGCCCGCGCGCGTGAGCCAAATCGTCGCATCCGTCGAACGTCTCACGCGGCGAGCGTCGTCGACCGTGATCCAGCCGAGCCTCTCGAGGTCGTCGATCACTTGACCGGGAAATTTCCGAGTCGGCACATGATCGCGCCCGCAAAGGGTAATCGGCTCCGCGGCCTTGATCTCTCGGCGCGTTGCGCTCGCTCCGTGTGCCTCGAGCGTCCCGAGGACGCGCCTCCGGGCGGGACTCATTCTCCGAACGGGGGGCGGATTATTAGGCGACACGGCGGTCGGGCCGCGGCTCGCCCAGGCCTCGAACGCCTCGCGCTCGGCGTCCGTCCTCCAACTAGGGTTATCCGTAGCGTTTTCGGCCATTTGACCCCCTCGAGTCCCGGTCCATTGCCTGTAATGCCGTTTACATTTAGAACACGGGGAAACGAGAGGTTAGGAGATCGAGGACGCTATCGCGAGGAGGCGATCGCTTTCGCGAGGGCCTTTCCAAAATTGCGATTCCATCGGAGATTCACGGTCCTTTCTACATCGTCGTAGAAATGGAAACGCGGGCGGATCCGCGCGCTTGGGTGGAACGTATAGAGGACGATCGGCGACGCCTTTCCGCGACGTCGGAGGATCGCGGCGCGACCCTTAGCGGTTTCCCCTCGAAAGGTCGTTTTCGCTTGGAGGATCCGCGCCGGGCGCTTGCCGCGCGGAACGATTCCCTTCGCGGTCGTCTTCAGGAGGGACCGCGTCGGGATCGCGATCGCCTTCCCTCGGGGTCGTTTCTCGCCGCCCTCCTCCTGGAGAGCCATTACCGGGTCGCGGTGACCGATCGCGCCGCGGAGGGTTCTCTTATTCGAGGGCGTCACGACGACGCCCTTCGCCGTCCAAGCGTTTCGGATTGTAAATCGCCGCGGGAGGTTCTCGCGGACGACCTTCTGGGCGTCTTTCAACGTCCAGTTGATCCCGAGCGAGGACGCGAAAGGGACCTGTCGGTGAGCGAACGCCCGGAGCGAGTTCGTTACTTCCGGGATATTCGCCTCGAGAGTGAACGGCAAGGCGCCCCCCTAAAACGCGGAGACCGGGGGGCGTTCTTAGCCGACTCCGCGCGACCCTGTTAGATCCTGAGCGTTTTCCTGCCCTCTCGTCGAGGGTTTTTCCGCTGATCTCAAACTCTACCTGGGCGAGTTCGGCCTACCTGGGCGAGTTCGGCCTACCTGGGCGAGCTGGCGCGCTCGAGGCGGGCGGCCTAGGCGTTACGTGAGAGACCGCGGAGCCCCTCGGCGACCCAGGCGGCCGGGATCCGCCAGCGGTGAACGGTCCCGCGGCCGACGTCGAAGGCCCGGAGGTGGCCGTTTTCGATCAGGCCGCGGAGCGTCTCCCGTGAGAGTTTCCAGCGCGCCGCCAGCTCGGCGACGGTGAGGACCTCCTCCCGGACGAGGGACTCGTCCTCGAGGGCGTAGCGGAGGGCGTCAATCAAGGCCGTCGGAACGAAGGCGTCCCGGTCGAACACCTCGACGACCTTTTGGACGAGCCGCGCGAGTTCCGAGCGCTTCGCCGCCGTAATCACTGAGGGATCTCGCGATAGATCGGGGAGAGTTCGACGCCGCGAGCCGCCTCGCGGCCCAGAGAGAGGAGCCGCGAGCGCGCCGTCGGATTCCGATCGCGGAGCGCCTTGAGGTGAGCCTGGAGATCCTCGAGCGTCACCTCCGGCCCCCAGGCCTCGAGGTCGACCGGGACCTGGGCGGAGCGCGGGAGCGGCTCGAGGGCCGCGACGTGAACGACCTCGGCCTCGAGGAGATAGATCGTCACAAGGCGCGCCATGAGACCCGCCTCCGCGAGGTAGCCCTCGAGGCGCCGGCGTGAGCGGGCGACGGCGCCGCGGACGCGTTTCGGCGTCCAGCCCGTCCCGGGTGACGGAAACGCCTCCGGATCCGCGGCTCCGATCTCGCGCGCGAGGACGGCGACGTCGTCGTAGGACCGATCGCTCGCGAGATAAAGGCCGTAGACCCAGGTCTCCGACTCCGGGAGCCGTTCGATACACCTCGAGAGATCGGCGCGGATCACGGCCGACCGATCGGCCGTCGAGGCGGACGCGCGCGGGATTGTAATCGTCCCTTTCACGACGGCCTCGAGCGAAAACCGCCACGGTTCCCCGCAACGCCGGCAGCGGACGACGAACCCTCCGCGTTTCGCGCCGACCTCGTGATAGGTCTCGCCGTCGCAGCTCGCACACGACCGCGCGGGAACGCGGCCTACCATCGCGAACGGATCGAGCGCCGGGACGCTCTCGTCGCGTTGAGTGAGCCGCCACCATGCGCGGACGGCGTCGTCCGGGTGATTGTATCGGCGGACGTTCACTCCTGAGCCTTGATCAGGACGCCGAACTGTTCGCGTACCGTCGACAAGAGGACCGCGGCGAGGAGGTCGGTCGAATCGGCGAGGAGGTTCGCGGTCGACGAACCGATAGCCCCTTGCCGTTCCGCCTCGGAAAGATAATTCCGGAGGTCGATCAGCTCGACGTAGGCCTCGAGGAGGGGAGGGTGACCTTTCCACGCGTCACCGTAGCGCGAGCGCCCGTCCTCCCAGCGCGCGGCCTGAGCGTCGGGAAGCGTCATTTTCACGAACTCGAGGGCGCGCTCGAGTGTGTCCATCCGTTGCGCGCGTTTCAGATTGCGGGGCACTCCTGGACCTCCTGGGCGCGATTACTCCGCGCCGTTTCTGATCGGGTGGAGCGTGCCCGGGATCTCTTCCTGGACCGGTTCCGGCTGGACCTTGAGACCGCCCTCCCGCCGGAAGGCCGACCGCATGATCGCCTTCGGCTTCGGGAGTTTCGGCCGGAGCGCGCACGCGGTGACGTGCAGCGTCCGATCCGACGGTTCATAAATCAGCTCGACCTCGAGCGGGATCGTCGCGAACACCCGTCCGGCTTTCGTAGCGAGCCGAGCGTGATCGTCGAAGGCCTTCAGGACCTCGTGGATCCGTTCTTGAAACTGCTCCTCGAGGACGCCGTCGCACACGGAGCCGAGTGTGAGGTCCTCGAGGTTCGCGTCGATATTTCCGGTCATTAGGTGATCTCCCCTTTCGTTAATCAGCGACCGCCGTCTGACCGTCGCCGTAAAACTCGACCTCGAGGCCCTTCGCACGGAGCGCGGCGCGATAGTCGTCCTCGCCCGGGAACCGCCTCGCGTAACGTCTCTGAAAATCCTTGCGAACACTCCGAACGACGCTCAACGCCTCGAGCGTCCGCTCGCTCGGAGGAGGCGGCGGCGGTTCGCGGGCGACCTCGAGGACCGGGAGCGGGGCTCTCACGCCGGCGACGAACGGCGGACGGCGACCGGACGCGATCGCCGCGTCGAACGCGTCCAGGTAGTCGTCCCGGGACGCGCCGCAAATTGTCGGGAGCGTGAGCCTCCGCACGGGATCAAATCCCTTCCCGTGCTTCTCGTGGCGCACCATAAAACCGTGAACGAGGAGCGCGCCGAGGATCTCCGGGCGGCGTTCCGGATAGACCTGGGCGACCTCGAGGAGGAGCCCGGACCGGCGCGCGGTGAGACGCGCGGGAACCTGGGCGCCGTAGGCCGCGAACGCCGCCCGGGTCCGCGTCCAGCCCTCTTCGATTTTCCGGACGACGAAGTCGACCTGAGCCCGCGGCCTTTCTTTCTCTTCTTCTTCTTTCTTTCCTCCTAGTATGGAACCCCGGGCGTAGACGCCCTGGGTTTTTCCCCCCGATCGGACGTAGACGCCCGGGGTTATAGAACCCCGGGCGTAGACGCCCTGGGTTTTTCCCCTCGTCCGGGCGAGCTGGCGGGCGTTGCTCGTGTCGCCGACCTCCCAGGCCTCGAAATCCTTCGCGATCGAGATTCGGGCACTCCGGCCGACGCTATCTCCGCGGCGGACGACCCCCCAGGCCGTGAGGTCAGCGAGCGCGCGGCGGACGGTGCGCTCCTCGAGCCCGGTATCGCTCACAAGGTCCGCGATCGAGATCAGCGCGGAGGAACGCCGCCAGCCGAACGTCCGGCGGACGACGGCGAGGACGACGGCGACGTGAGCCCCTGGGAGTCGCGCGGCGGTCAAGGCCTCGAGGAGCGAGTTCGCTAGTCGCGTAAACCCCTGTTCGAGTTGCACGTCCGCCACGGTCCCCCCCTTCGTCCGTGGACGGCCGGCGCGTGGGTTCAACCCGCGAGCCGGCGCGGTCCTTTCCGTCGGCGTTGCCGGCGCGTGAAGAACTGGCGGAGAAACCGCAACGTCGCGGCGTCCTCTGGGCTCGTCGGAAACTGTTCGGGCTGGAGGGCGCCCTCGGCCGCACGGCATAGGCGCGCGACGCTCGAGAGCGAGATCGAGCGCCCGCGGCGGGCTTTGTTGACGACCGGCTGAGAAACGCCCGCGGCGGCCGCGATTTCGGTCTCCGGCTTGCCGGTCGATCGCGTCCAGTCGTCGAAGGCCTTCCCGGTCACGCCGGCATTATAACGGCGGTGATCACCTCCGCCAGGGTTCCGCCTCCAGGCGCTCGAGGTCGGCCTCCCCCTCCCGCCTGCGCGCGCGCGATTCGCGAACGCGATCTTTACACTAGGTGTAATGATGGGTTCCGCCTCCAGGCGCTCGAGGTCGGCCTGGGGGGCGAGATCGGCGGGCCCTTGCGGCCCTCTATCACGGCCGTTATAAACACTGGCGGAGGTGGATTCGTGGGAGCAATGAGAGCGAGGGCGGGAGCCCGCACTACAGATCGAGACTCGAGCCACATCGCGGCCGATCGCGCGGAGGCGTCCGGAGTCGTCGCAAAGGACGCGCGCGCGACCCTCAAGGCCGTTTCCCTCTTCCCTGGGTGCACGACCCGGGAACTCTCCGCTCACACCGGCCTCGCGGTCCACATGCTCGGACGGCGTCTCGCCGACCTCCAGGGCGAGGGCTGGATTCGGCCGCGGATCGAATCGGCCGGTCACGGCCGCGCGCTGCGATCCTGGACGACCACCAGAGGGGAGAGCCTCGCCGCCGAGATCCCGCTCGAGGAACTCGAGAATCGACGCCAGAGGACGCCGCGGGAGGAGCGCCTTTTCGGATATCTCCAGGCCGCCCACGCGCAGCTCGACGACCTCAAGGTCCCGCGAACGGACGGGATAAAGCCGCTCGGCCTCCGGCGGCGGATCTTGCTTCTTGCGAAGAGATCGCAGCGATGAGAATCGGCGATCCCGTGACCCGATTCGACGACGCCCTCCTCCGTCGGCGACGCCTCGAGGCGACGAGAGGGATCGGCCTGGGTTTCCTCCTGGGCGCGCTCGCCTGGGGGCTCGCCGCCGCGCTCGTCGGCGTCCTATTCGCCCGCGCTTTTGAACTCGAGCCGCGCCCAGAGCCGGCCGCACTCGAGCAACCCTGGACCCGTGCGACCGCTCCAGACGGGACACGTCACGCCGCGCCGGCCGACCGCGCGCCGGCGCGCGGAGACGCGGAGAATCGGGAGGGCGACGTCCGTCCTCCGCCGGTCGCACGGCCTTTCACTTCGAGGAGATAATCCTTTGTGCCAGAAAAACAATCGGGCGACGGCCGCCGCGCTCGTGCTTTACGATCTCGCCGAGGAGCGCGAGGCCGTCGCGAACGCGCGAGGCGAGGAGGTCGTCGATCGGATGGGTCACTTAGTGTTTACCCTGATCGACGAGGTCGCGAAACTCCAGGTCGAGGTCGAGGATCTCAAGGCCCGCGGCGCCCTCGTAGAGATCGCCAGGCCTTTCTAGTGCGAGAGCGAGGACGACGCGACGGCGGAGAGTCCGCCTGGACGCTCGAGAACACTCTGGAAGAGAACGGACGTCATTCGAATCGGGGTGTAGTGTTCTCGGGTAGTCGTCCTCGCTCTCCTACTCCCGCCGGTGACGCGTGAACTCGGCGACGCTCGCCCAGGTTAAAGGACGCCTCCGCCGCCTCGAGGCGCGCCGGCGTCGCCTCGAGATCCAGAACCCGAACGGATTCTCTCCTGATCTCGAGCGCCGCGTCGCGAAAATCGACCGCGAGCTAGTGAGCCTCCGCGCCCGCCTCGAGGCCCACGCGCGCGAGGCCTGGACGTGAGCGGCGACGAACCCCAGCTCCCGCTATTCGTTCCGGGTTTTTTCAATACAACCGGCGAGCGCGGCGAAACCCTCAAGCGTTACCGTCGCAAGGCGAGACGCCAAGAGGTGAAGGTCCTCAGTTTTTTTGAGAGGGAACCCGGAGGGCACACTCCGAGCGAGGTTCACCCTCTCACGCTACCGGAGGCGCCGCTGACGTCGGTCCGACGAGCGATCACGGTCCTAACGAAAAAACGCCAGCTCGAGAAAACCGGCGAGAAACGTCGCGGTCCGTGCGGTCGACCGGAGCTAGTTTGGCGTCTGAGGGAGGCGGGAGAGTGATCGGGCGGGAGGACGCCGGCCTCGAGACCTCGAGGCCTCGAGGCCAGCGCGGTTACAGAAGGCCTACGCTATACGCCGCGGCGAGGAGAATAATCGCGATCGCGACGATTCCGACTCCGCGCTCGGTTACGCTCAGTTCAAGCCACTTCACAGCGTCACCTCCTCGTCGAACTGGACGAGCCGGCGGGCTTCCTGATCGATTACGACGAGTTCGCTCGGCGAGATCGAGAGAAGCGCGAGCGCGTCCAGGGCGACGCGGACGCGGTCCTCCCGTTTCAGCGGACGGAGCGCGATCGTCACGGTCACGAGCGCGTCGATCCGGTGAGGCTTCACGCCGCCGCGTTCGATCGCGTCGAGGGCTCGATCGGCGAGTTCGAGGAGCGCGTCCTCGGGAGTTCCGGCCGGTTTGGATTCGGGTCGATCGATGCTATGCGGGCGGCGGTGGTTGCTCTGAACCTTGCCATCTCTCCAATCGAAATATTGACTCATCTTCTAGGCCTCCTGGAAAGGGTTTAGAGGTCTTAACGGACGGCGGAGGTAGAAACTTGAGTGATAAAATCACGCCGAAACACGGAACCGAGCGGGAGCGCCGGATCGAGGTCGAGCCGAGCGCGGAGATCGCGCTCGTCGATCCGATGAGCGGCGAGCCGGTCTACGTCGGCCCGGGGTCCTGGGTCGCGCTCTCCTTTTCTGAGCGGTGGTGCGAGAGCTGCGATCGCTGGATCGAGGTCCTCGGGGTCCTGGGCGCGCTCCGTTTCATGGCGGAGCACGACAAACACGGCGATTCCACAGTCCCGCGCCCGCGGCGCGTCCGCTTGTGGGACGACAAGGAGGTGACGCCGTGAGAGCGCCGGACCTTCCGCTCCCGCCGATCACTAACTCGCCCGCTGATCTCCTCCTCGTCCTCGACGTCGCCCGCGCGCAGATCGCCGGGATCCGCGACGTCACGCCGGCCGATTACGTCGGCGTGATCGCGACGGCGCGCGCGACGAAAATCGCCCTCGACCGTTGGCTCGAACTCGCGGTCGAGGGGATGGGAGGGTAGAACGTGCGACGCCTCCGGAAGCTATCCGAGACTCAGAAACTCGTCCTCCTCGCGATCGCCGAGGTCGGCGGCGTCGCCGCGCGAACGGCGATCATCGCGGGGCAACGCGCGAGGCCTGGGGGCAAGTATCGAACGCCGGTCCGTCACTGGCCGGGGCCGGCGGTCCGGAACCTCGTCGACCACGGTTTTCTCGAGTTCGTGACCCGGGACGGGACGAGCCCCTGGGAGTTTCAGCGGTATCGGCTCACGGATTCCGGCTGGGATGCGGTCGGCGAGGAGGCGAGGATCCCGTCGGTCAAGTAGGCCGGCGGAGAGAGGGGGCGCCCGGCGGACCTCAGAGCCCGGCCGGACGCCTCCTCGAAGCCCCCAGGCGGAGATCCCCGCCACCCCCAGGCCTTCCCCTTCCAGGCCGCCGGGCGGGCGCCGCCTGGGGGCGATCCTCCGGCGCCCCCCTCGGCGCCCCCCTGGGGGAGAACTTTCTCGCCTCCGCCCTCATTTTTTCCTTTGATTCTCTGGCAGGTAACCGATAAGCCTGGGAGGAGGTAACACAATGACCGAAACAACCCTGATTGAAAACACCCTCTCAGAGCTGGGTCTCGATCGAGCCGGACCGGCGATCACGGACGACGACGGTTTTACAACCCAGGTCGATCAGTGCGGAGGGTTCACCCTCTACTCCCCGAACGGTCGCCCGTTCGCCTGGGCTCAGACGCTCCTCGAGGCCGACGCGAAGGTCGCCCGCGCGCGTCGCGGCCTGATTCTCTGAAACACTAGCAGGCTATCCCCCCGGTCTGCTATAACGATCGCTATAGGAGGAAACGGAATGACGATCGAACTCTACGCGAAACCGATCCGGATCCGCGCGACGAAACACGTCCTCGAGGAGGCCTCCGGGTTCGAGTATGGGAGCTGGGAGGATCACGGTAAGCCGGACGACGTCCTGGGCGACGCGCACCCGAAAGAAATTTTCGAGCGCCGTCAGTCGGTCGTCCTGATCGCGAGCCCGGCGGAGGCCGAGCGCGTGATCGACTCGCTCCTGAACTCCGCCGACATTGCACACGATCAGGCGACGTGTGCGGGTTGGCCCGAAGGCGGTCACCGTCGCCAGCTCGCGATCGCTTTCGAGACGGTCGTCGAGAAACTCCGCGCGATTATCGCCGCGCGGCCTGAAACGAGGAGGTAGAGACGTGGGAGATCGGACCTCGAGGCCGAGGTGGTGAGCGGGCGAGGCGGGAAGAGACGCGGGGCCGGACGGCCGCCGCGGTCGCGTCTCGGACGGACGCGGGAGATATCAATCGCATTGCCGGAGCCGATCGTCGCCTGGATCGACCGGCGAGTCGAGAACTCCGAGGACCTGGGCGCCTCGCGCTCCCGCGCGATCGCCGAGATCCTAGAGAGGTCCTTTCGGGCCTCCGCGGATCGCGAGGGCTAGGACCTGGGCGCGGGCCTGGACGCCCTCGGGGAGGATGAGGGCGCCCAGGTCCTAGCGCCCGGACCGGGCGACGATCGCAGCTTACAAGCGATCCTCGAGGCCCGGCCTCTCAGTCGAGCGCCTCGAGCGCGAACACGAGCCACCCAGCGGTCCCCAGGACGAGGAGCGCCAGTGCTCCGAGGATCCAGAGGATCGCCCTCACGGCGCGATCCCGTCCTCCTCGACGTAGCCCTCGCCGCGGAGACCCATCACGTAATCGGCGAAGTCCTGGACGTCGTGGAGGTAGCGGACGAGCGGATCGCCCTCCGCCGCCAGGAGGCCGGCGCGCCGGAAGGCGGCGAGCTGCGCGTCGACGGCCTCGCTCGGAACCGGCGGCCGGCGGCGGAGTTGGCACTCAGTCGCCGCCCTCGTCGCGCATCCTACGGCGCCGCTCGCGAGAACGATTCCAGCGATCCAGAAGGCCGCCCAGGTCCTCACGCGGCGGGCCGTCGAGGTGGACGCTCGCGGCGCCCTCGAGTTCGTCGAGGTCCTCACGTCGTCGGATCTCCTTTTGATAGGCGCTCCGCGCGGCTCGATTTTGGCCGGAGAGATACCACCCCCAGACGAACAGGCCGAGCGCGAGCGCGCCGAGGGCGATTTTCGCGATCAGGTCGGAAGGCATTCTAGGCGTTGGGATCCGGGCGGGCCTTCCCGACCGCCAGCGCGCCCAGGTTCACGACGCGGCCCAGAAACGCGACGATCGGCGAAAGGCTCGAGTTCGGCGTCCGGGTCGCGAGGATCGAGAGGATCGTCACGATCGACGAGAACACGGCCCAGACCTCGAGGCCGATCCCCTGCCAGTCGAGCGGCGCGGTCTCGACGACCGGGACGACCGGCTCGACCTGGGCGAACACGGCGAGCGGGAAGAGGGCGGCCAGGAGGGCGAGGAGGAGCCATAGAAACACAGAGCGGGGTCGTAGCGTCATGGATTCATCTCCTAGATGTAAAAGTGAGCGATTCCGTAGGCCGTAAGGGAACCCACGACGGAGTCGACGACGTCGCGGATCCGGTCGAGGAGATTCAGCTTGCGGCGTTTGATTCCCTGGACGATCTCCCGGATCAGTTCCGGGAGCGCGCCGACGACGATAATCGTCCAGGGCGGAACGGCGGAGAGCCACCACACGAGAGCACTCCAGGCGAGCCCGGTCCCGAGTCCGATTCCCCAGTGACCGAGGAAATTCAAGGCCTGTTTCCCGATCGAAACCTCCGTGAATTTCTGGATCCCCCACGTCGTCACGGCGTCCTCCCCTGGGTCCGATTGATCGCGGCCGCCAGCTCGACGAACCGCACGGCCCACCCCTCGGCGAACTTGATCGAACTCGAGCCCGCCTGAACCCGGTTCATTTGCCGGCGCGTCCGGCGGACGACGATCCGCGTCGCGAGCTGGCGGTCGCCGTAGCGTTTCACGTAGAGGCGCGCGGCGAGGAGCGTCCGCGGCCCGATCACGCCGTCGGCCTTTGCGCGGACCTCGCGCTGAAAATGCTTTTTCGCGGCGCCGGCGTGAGCATTCGCGGCGAAGTCGAAGAGAGCCCAGGCCGCGAGCGGGGCGACCTTCGCGACCCGGTCGCATCCGTGACGGCGCCAGTAGCGAACGCGGAGGATCTCGGCGGCGTCCTCCCACGTGAGCCGACGCACGTCGCCCAGGTCCGGGTTATACGCGGACGCGATCCCCCAGTTAGTCGCGCCGCCTGGGTCGGCGGCGTGATCGGAGTAACCGCCCTCCGCGCGTTTCCAGAACTCGAGAGCGCGCGCGAGGCTCACGGCTCGTGGTGCCTCGCCGGGGGCCTGGGTTTCTCGAGTTCGCCGCCCGGGGCGGCGCCCGCCTTGACGGCGAGTTCGTTTAGGATCCTCCGGTTTACAGCGTCGTTCACGAGGTCGGCCTCCGCCTTGCGGGAGAGATAATCGACGTCGTCCTCGATCCGCTCGACCTTCTCCGCGAGCTGCGCGACCTCGGACGCGTCCGCCTTCGCCGCAATATCGCCGGCAAGCGAGGTCCAGACGACGCCGCAAAGGATGCTAACGAGAACGAACGCGCCGACGGCGGCCCATTGCGGGATCGTCTTTCCGCTATTCGCGGCCTTGAGGCCCGCGCGAATCTCGTCGTCGGTGAGGGTTGGGTCAGACATCTTCAGAGCCCCCTAGCTACAACACGAATCAGTGAGGTCCGCGCATTCCGCGCACGTTCCTAGACCTAGACCCGTGCAGCACGGCCACGGTTGGCCCGAGCTAGTGCAAGCGTCGCTACCATAATTACTCTCGCGCGTCGCGCCGGTCGCGTCGCCGTAATAACCGCACAGGACGATCTCCTCGATCTCGACTCGCGTCAGAACTTCATCGCGATACCAGCACTCATGCGAAAGCCCGTTGTAATCCCCGCCCTTTGACTCGTTGGCCCCGATCACGAAATCGTCGGCGTTGCCGGTTGGATCGTTGCCTGAATCGCAACCCGCGTTGCAGGCGTCGCCGCCGTTGATATAGGCCTTGATTGTCTGAGTGCTACTACCGTCATAAGTCACCGCCCAGTGATACCACGAAGTAGAGCCACCAAATATCGGAGTTTGCTCGATGCCGTCGTTAACCTCGGCGTGAAATGCGCCCGTCGCAAGCGTCTTGAACTCGTAGTTATCTTTGTCGTCCTTACTCATTACCATGTCGTTAGCGATATTATCGGGGTTGATCCAGCAGCCCGCACTAAAATCGATCGCCTCGAACGCGTTCATCTCGCCGGAGCCGTCGCTCGCGTAGAAATAATCATTGCTGTTTTGGTGATCTGCCCCTTGAGAGCCCGAGGCGCTACCAGCGGGGCCGCTCGCGTAGGCCCAGTTCCCCACCCACGTGAGGCTATCGTTAGACGAGTCCGCGACACAATTGTCCGCTTGCGCCGTGCTCGACGAGCTATCGTCGAAAGTAACCCAGCACCCGAGCGCGGCGGTGTCCGAGCTGTAATCGTAACCCGGCCCGGGCGGCGTCACGTCCGCGCGGCGAGGCCAAATCGGCGCGACCTGGAGGAGCGCGAGGAGCGCGAGCGCGAGCGTGAGACTACGGGACGTCTTGACAGTCATCGTCGCACGTCACGCCGGCGTCCGGAGGGTCGCACTCTTCGCCGAACTCCGTGTCCACGACGTCGTCCCCGCAAAAAGAGACGACCGCGTGAATGCCCCAAATTGAATCGAAGGTATCGAGCGCGTCGTCCACGTCGCTAGAAACCGTTGCTCTTGATTCGCGTCTAGTGACCTGTTTCTCGAAATCTCTCATTCCGCGCCGGAAGAACTCCGTCGCGCATTCGTTCGTGCTCCAGTTTGCAACGGTGACATTCAAGTGAACCCGGAGAATCTCGCACAGCTCGACGTTCCGCGTCGCGGCGGCGCTCGGAGCCCAGCAGTTATGTACGGCGGCCGACGCCGGCGGCGAACAGATCAAAAAGAGGATTAAAAACAAAGCCCGCATCATTGCCTCACTATCTCGAAATTAATGCAAATGATATAATCATCGTCCGCCGTCGGCGTATTGTCCACGTCGAAGCGGAGGACGTCGTACTGATCGAGCGTCGCCTCGGCTCCCGAAAGCCCGGTGTTCGTGTCGCCCGTCGTCGTATCCTCACACGTGACGGTTCCCGTTATGTCGGCCGGCGTCCCGTCGTCGTTCTCGAACGAAAGATCCGCCTCGACTGTGCAGGTCCCGATGCAATGGCAGGCCGCGGACAAGAGCGTGACGGAGGAGTAAGCGGTCGGCATCCAAAACGGTTTATCTGTATCCGAATCCGAGAGCGCCTCTATCGTGTGACATTTCTGCATTCCCGGGACGAGGACCTGGACGTTAGGAGCGCCGCCGTCGTCCTCCCAGACTAGTTGAGAGGCGGAGATCCCGTTATCCGACGTGTCGATCGCGATCTCGCCGTCCGCGTCGACCGTCGGATTCGCCGCGTTCGGAACCTCGAGACTCGCGCCGCCGAAATCGTGAGCGCCCGTGTAGGTATCGCCGGTGGCGAGGGCGAGGTTCGCTGTATCGGCGATCCCGTGGACTGAGGTCGTAACGGCGGCATGAGTCGCGACAATCGAATCGATTTCCGTCGAGGCATCGGTACAGGTAGCGCTGGCATCACCGCTCGCATCGACACCCTTCGCGTAGGAACCGGCGGCGCAATCAGCCCCGTCACCGTGACCCGCGACGTAGCTCGAGTGATTTGTTCCCGGATCGGCGGCCGGGGAGAAGATATCATGCCCGATGATCTCAACCGAATGATTCGCGACGCCGGAGACGACGGTCGAAATCCCAGTCCCGCCAGCGAATGTAATCAATTCCCCGTCGTCGACCTGTCGGATCGGACTCGCGTCGTCGTCGGTTATATCAAAAGACGAAAACGTTCCGCTCGGCGTTGCGATACAGCTCGGAGCGCCGGCCGCGTCGTATTCGACGATCCGGTTCGCCGCGCCGGTGCAGGCGATCAGCTCGTCGAGCCCGACCGTATCGTCGTCGAGCGCGCAGTCCTCGGCGCCCGCGCCGCACGCCCAGTCGCCGAAATCATCGGTCGCCATATCGGGATCGGTGACCGTCGTTAGGAGCGCGGACGTGTCTGTAATCCCGTGGACCGAGGTCGTTACGGCCGCGTGGGTCGTAATGTCGGCGTCCGACGCCCAGGTCGCGTCGTCGATTCCGAGCACGTCGGCCGCGAGGTCGAAGTCCGCGGCCGCGGCCGACACGAGCCGGAGGTCGAAGCTACTCTTCGGCGTCGAGTGTGTGAGAGCCAGGGCGCCCTCCGGGCTCGAGATCGTATTCGCCTCGCCGCCTCCGCCGGTCGGCGTGAGAATACAGGTCGGAGCGCCGGCCGCGTCGTATTCGACGATCCGGTTCGCCGCGCCGGTGCAGGCGATCAGCTCGTCGAGCCCGACCGTGTCGTCGTCGAGCGCGCAGTCCTCGGCGCCCGCGCCGCACGCCCAGTCGCCGAAATCATCGGTCGCCATATCGGGATCGGTGACCGTCGTTAAGAGCGCGGACGTGTCTGTAATCCCGTGGACCGAGGTCGTTACGGCCGCGTGGGTCGTAATGTCGGCGTCCGACGCCCAGGTCGCGTCGTCGATTCCGAGCA